CGCTGATAGTCGGCACGGCCCCTCGTGAAGGTGTTCTTCGCCCAGATGATGAACGTCGACCAGTGGCCGCCAGCGGCGCGGAAAGCCGACTGGAGCGTGTCGAGTTCCGATGAGGACATGGCGATGTAGACGGCGCCATCGCAACGCGCCAGCATCGGCGTCAGGGCGGCGATCAGGAAGGGTTCGAACGCGTCTCCCAGGTTATCGTTAAGGATCGGGCGATGGGTGCCACGCATCTTGTCCTTGGCGCTGTTGGCGTAGTTCACGGAGTACGGTGGATCTTGAAACACCATCGAGACGTGATCGGCGCCGAGCAGGGCCTGATAGCTCGCCTCTTGAGTCGCGTCCCCACAGAGCACCCTGTGCTTGCCGCAG